CCCGGCGCTTCAGGCAGCTCTAGGTAAGGGAAGTCAGGTATTGCTTCCCATTCCATTATTTATTAGGGAACAATCCTGCAGTAACAAAAGCAACTACTTTGTCATCAACATCATTATCAGTTGATTTTGCATATGCCTTTAGAAGATCAAGAATAAGGAATTTAACCTTTTCTGATTTCATGAAAGAGAATAAGATTGGACGGATAAGTGTAATCATAATTAAATAGGTGTAGGCCAGGGTGTTGTTGAGTCAAGATTAGTTAACAACTCTACTAGAGCTGGTACATCAGCTACAGCATTGATTTCTGTTTGACGTGTATTACATGCAGTACGGATTTCAGCACGGTATGTCTTCCAGGCAGATGGAATGTTAGTGCTAGTTTCCTTAGCTTTGATTACACGCCAATCACTAGCAGCTAAAAGGGAAGCTGCAGTTTCAGTCTGAATGTCAGACCATTGTGTCTTAAGTCCATCAAGATCCTTAGGATTATCAACACCCCAATAGAAACGTTGATCCCAACCAGGAGCATCAGCTACTTCTGTAATACCTAAGGCATTACGTTCTTCAAGTGAAGACAGACGCAACCAATTTGCTGGATATTGAATACCAGCATGTGTGAAAGCCCGATCATAAGATAGGGGCTTATTGTTTAGTTTAAGCATAATTAATTAGTTAACGAGCACGGGCAGTTTTAAGTGGATGTTCAGCAAAAGCAGCGTAAATATAATTCTTGCCAGTAGCATTAAAATAAATTTGGTTGTGTTTAAGTTTAAACCCGTTAGAAGTAAAATCAGACATCATCGCAGGAGAATACGATTGTCTAATTTTATTAGGATACAACCATTCATTCATAGGATTAAGTTCGTCCCTTGTGTTATCTAAGATAGCCCAATTTGTTTGCGCGCTATCAATACATTTAAACATCACAAATGCAGGTCTAAAACCTAGGTATACAAACGGACCATCTGCGGATCCATTACCAGGGTACGAACCAAATGCGCTATAACCTTCGACAGGTGCAAAACAGTAAGCGATGTAATCAGCAGCAGTGTTTACACTGGCAGCTGTGCCAACAGTAAAGACATTTGCCGTTGGAGCTGTGTTGTTCCAAATACCTGAATTAGCAACCGCTGTACCGGTACTAGTAGTTGCAAATAGGTTTAAATAACTGTTTTGAGGAGTTGCACTTACACCACTATGGTAAACAACACCAGCATTTGTACCATCAAGCCGTTTGGCAATAATCATGCTTGGTGCGGCATTTAAACCGTGGGCAATAGTACCTGATGCAGCATCATCTCCCGTATAACTAACAATCGAAAACCCAGCACTTGGGTTAGCACGATATTCTGATGCTATGGATGGTACACCACTACTAATACCGTCAACAGCAATTGATGTGTTGGATGATCCAGCATCCCAAGTCCAGGCTACAGAGTTACCAGACGGTGCAACATAGGTTGTTTCGGCAACATTCGTGTTGGATTGAAGTGACGACGTACCACCACGTACCGTATCAATTACCTGATGATTGTTGGTATTAGCTCTATCTTTAATCCACAATAAATCTGCACTACCTCCAATTGCAGCTTGAGCAGTGCTTAAAATATCTGCTCCAGTATCTAATACTGTTTCAAACGCTGTGGAACCATCTTCAATCGTTGGTTCAGGTAGGTTTGCGGTGCATAGGCATTTGTAGCCGCTTGGTGCGGTATAGGAAAAGGGGCGTTGACCGAAATTAACGTCCCAGTTTCCACCACCACCTGCTGTAACGCCAAAGAAATAAGGCGTATCAGTTAAACCACTAAAAGAAGGGCTGGTGTTATTTGCAGGGTCACTGCTTGCTTGCCAAACACCATTTTTTGCAAAATAAAGCTCCCCGTTGTCCGCATCAAACGCACAAGATATAATGTCACCTGTAGTATATGTTGCATAACCAGTGGATGTACTTGCAGGATATATGGCACCGCCAACCCCTCCGTATGAATAACTGTCTGCCTTATAACTAGTGGTGCGCGCACTCCCTATGTATTGATTTGTAATAAGACCCTTATTAGAGATCCCGAGAAGTGCATCACCACCACGAGAAGTAACTGTACCTTCAAAATACCACTTACCAGAAGTCATCCCAATATTTGCAAATGCAGTTCTATAAGCTGCTGTATTGTTTGCGCTTACTACAAAATCTAAGTTGCCGTTGCTTAAAGTAACATTGGGACTGTTAATTAAAGGGTTTAACGTTGCATAATTTCCAACAACTTCTCCGCCAACACCAGTATCTGTCTGTGTACCATTAGTAGGTGAATCACGAAGTGAGTCATTATCTGCACCTGCAGTAACGCTTAAGTTGGTAACTGTAAAATCATTATCATTACCACTACTATCAGTACCTAATGCAGCAGCAGAACTGTTATCAGAGAAGTCAAGGTAGTACCCGTTGGTGCCGTAAGAACCACTGTATCCCTTAGGTTGCCATACATTATTATCATCAAGTTCTCCAAAGTCAGATGCAGCTAAGGCTTGACCATCGATGAAGTGTATTTCGGCTAGATATGCGTGAGCGCCAAGAGTTGAATGCGAACCTAACCAGCCGATAGCCGTTAGGGATGTTGTGTTAAAGAGACTATCAGCGTTTAATGCTGGATCAGTTGAAGATGAAAAATTAGTTTCTCGAACACCATTTACATAAAGTCTTAAACGATCCCCGGCTGTAGCGTTAGTTGAATCATAAACAGCAACTAAGTGATACCAAGCAGTAGTATCTCGGAATAGACGTGTTGTTGTCTTGCCCGATACTACTGTGCCACTACTATTTGCATTGTTAATGCGGAGAGTATTGCCGGTAAGAAATTCACAAATCAATCCATTAATGGCACTTGCATTAGCATTAGAAAAAACAATAGAGCGGGATAACGTAGTTCTTTTTACCCAACCACTCCAAGTCCATGTCTTTCTATTACCTGCAGTGCTTGGAGTACGGGTGAGTTTACTTGAATCAGCTGAGTTAAATCTCAAGCTACGTTCAATTTGGTAGCCACCACCTGCCGCCTGACCAGATGAACCAGCTAATGCACTATTAGTAAATACATTCATGAATAATTACCTGTATAGACTGCGTGGATAGAGGTTGTAGACCTCACCACATAATCCACACGATCAACAGCATTAGCATCAGTAGTTAAAGTGGGAGCTGTACCACCAGCAAAGTCCCAAGCGGTTCCCCACGCTGCTGTACGTGAACCTGTTGCATCTTGTACAATGAAGATTGCACCACCTTGACCAGCAGTAATGTTGGTTGGGTTAGCAATGGTTCGGTTTCCACCAAGGACTACAGAAAAAAAGTTTGATGTAGCAAAATCAGGAGTGATGGTTTCTCCATCGGTCAACGCGGTAATAGTTCCACGTTGTGCTGCAGTAAATGTTTGTGCAATATCTGTCTTAGCAGTATCAGCATCAAAAGCTTGGATTGTTGTACCAATGTCAGCAGTATCTGCTTTACCGGAAATGTCTTGACTTGAAGCATCAACAAGACTATCTCCTTCTTTAACGTATAGCTTATCCTCGTCTGTTGCATAGCAAATCTCACCCTCCTGAATATCAGCAACAGAAGAAGTTAAATTGGAAATTGTACCCCGCGCTACGCGCACAGGTGTTCTATTAGTAGGTGTAGTCATTAGTCGAAAGATCCTCCGTCAAAAGTTTGTGATGTAGTTACAAGTGAGCCGCCGGTATCAAAATTGCCAGCATCAATAGTTGGTGAGCCACCATTGCTCCACGTTAATGTTCCACTACCATCAGTAGTAAGTACTTGATTAGCAGTGCCATCATCGTCAGGTAATGTCAGCGTATAATCAGCTGCTGCACTATGTGGTGGTCCTTTAATAACAATACCGTGAGAGTTATTTTCACAATTAAGAGTGATCTGACCTGAGCCATTTGTAGCGTCACCCCTTACTACTGGTACATTTCTTGTTAGATAACGATCTTCTGAATCATTAGCAAAATAATTCATCCATACCCAAGAGGTAGCGGATTCGTCATATCTAAGACGCACAGTTAATCCACTTGCACCTTCAAAATCTGTAGGTACACCTGAGAGCGGAGTAAAATCTTCAACACCTGTACTATTACCAATTTCTATGTAATCATTGTCATCAGGGCTTGAAGGTATTGCATCTACGTCAGCAACAAGCGTGAATACAACAGCACTAGATACAGCTGCACTAGCTGCATTTGCAATACTAAGTGCATTAGTAGCGTTTGTATTAGCTGTAGTGGCTGTAGTACTAGCAGTAGTAGCAGTTGTTTCTGCACCATCCGCTGTTGTCTTAGCTTCATCGGCTGTTGTTTTAGCTTCATCTGCTGTTGTCTTAGCTTCATCCGCTGTAGTTTTAGCCGTGGCTGCATTTGAAATAGCTGTAGTTATTTCGTTATCAGTCTCTTGCGTAGCAAAGTGAGTCTGAGTAAAGTTACTATTTAGGTCTTCTGCTTTAATAGCAGAACCCGGGAAAAATGTAGCAGATAGTGAATCAATATCTGTATCTCTGTAGATACGGATAGCTACATCACTAGCTGGTGCTGTCGTCAATGCAATTGTTGTAGCGTTGGCAAATGTAAATGCAGTTGTAGCAACAGCATCAAGTGTTACCTTGACATCAGATTGCTCTAAATATTCAAATGTAAACGAATAGTTCGTTGTCGAACCATCTCCTGTATATGTATTTTGTGTAGTTGCCATTAGTAACGAATGTTAAGGGTTGAATCAATTCCAGGCATTAAACCTTGTTCAGCTCGTTGATCAGTAAATTGTTTCTCCATAATACGTTGTTCAATAGAAAGACGTACTGGTGAT